TATTCTTTAAGTACTTGTTTTTGTTCAACAGAAAGGTTATCATGCTTAGTATTGAATTTTTCTAATAATACTTGGTATGTTAAGATTCTAAGATCTTTATCGTATGTAGAAAATTCTTTAAGTACGTCTTCTTTAACTCCTTCGGTTACTATAGATTTTTTAGTTAAATACTCTAGTAATGTTACTTTATTATCTACTATTTGGTTAGTATTAGTAGCGTTTTTAGAATTATACCCTTCAATTAAAGTATAAGTAGAAGCTAATTCTTTATAGTTTTTGATTTTTACACCAAAAAAAGAATTTAAATCATAGTGTTTTTTAACCTCCGAGATTAAATTATACTTTTGTTTTCTTAAAACAGTACGATTTAATTTTTGAGATGTTTCTAAAATAGTAGTGATAACTAAATTGGCCCTAGATTCCGTTAATGTCTTTGACTTAATAATAGATTCATATAACTTATACTCACGACCTAATTCACTTTTAACAAAAAACTCTTTGATTAAGTCAATAGCAGCAGAATCAACGCCATTTAAGGTATCAGCAGTTGCCTGTCGCACTAGTAATTCAAATAGAACACCAGTGTTTTTATACTTTGAGTGCTTGATTTTCATTTAAAAAAATATATTTTGTTATAAATATGCAGAGAATATTACTCCTTTAATTGTTTCTCATCTAATAATGACTCTGCCTGTTTATCATCTTCAAACACCAAACGTTTTGTTGGGATTTTACTGAACATATCTTTGTTCTGTAAATAAGTTTTTCTAGTACCTTCTAAAGCAATACCATTTCGGTTGCTATCTGTTCTACTATCTGATGAATCATTTTTATCTGTATCTTTCATTCTCTTAGTACCTAATCTATCTTTACCAAAATTAGATGCTTGTGTATTAATGTTAGATCCAGTATCCTTAGGTCTTCCTACAGGTTCAGTTTCATCATACCCCGCAGGTACATTACCTGGGTCGGAATACATTCTTCCTTTACCATATAATGATGCTAAATCGTGAGGAGTACCATATGATTTACCAGTTTCGATTGGGTCATTACCTTCACTTTCAATTTGATCACGTCTAAACTTACGTTTAGCGTCTTCACGGATTAGATCTCTATACTCATCAAATTGGTCTTCACTAAAGTTATAAATCTTATCATAAATCCAATCTGTCGGCATTAAACCTTGTTCCATTAATGTAGCTGATAATTCGGCTTTGGATTTAAGTAATTCAATTTTTTCTTGTTCAAATATAATTGAGGGGGTAGTTAAATCTAATTCAAAATTAGTTAAACTTTCTTCTGTATATCCTTGAGTATATAAATGTACTAAAGCAATTTTATTTAATTCAGAAAGTACAATTCTTTGTATACGTTCAATTGTACGTGCAAAACGGATATCTTCAGCAGCTAATGTAGCTTTACCTTCTACATCTTCATCATACCCTAAAAAGGCTTTTGGAATTTTTAATGCCGCAAATAGTTTATCACGTAAGTATTCTACATCTGTAATACCATCGTAATCTAATCCTTTTGTAGTTTCGATTTTAGTTGATGTATCATTTCCACGAACGGGGATATAAAAATCCTCCATCATGTTTTGCATATTATACTTTAAGTTATATTCACCTGTTTTTTGATCAATATAAGGAGTACGTTTCATGTTTGAAATAGTCTTCTGCATGAAAGAATCTACTTCATTTGGTGGAATTGCACCTACATTAATATAATGAATACGTTTTTCTGGGGCACGAGCAATTCTATGAATTAACATCGCGTCTTCCATTAATGAATATTGTTTATATAATTTACGTGCGGGTTCTAGATATGATCTACCATAAGGTAGGTAATTAGTATCTGCTACTAATCTAAAATGTGCTACTTCGTAATTGTCAAAAAACATAGCGTGAGCATCTTCTTTAACATTTGGTCTTAAACTGTGCATCCCTGAAGATGGGTTTGTTAATCCATCAGGGCTGTAGCCAAATCTTACTTCACTTGGATTTTCAGGATTATATCCTTCTTGTCTATCAATATGGTATGCGTTATAAGGAATAACATTATAAACACCATACTTTTCAGCCACTTCTAATTTTAAGAAAAAATCACCGTACTTACACATTTGACGAACCCAACTCCATAAGTTAAATTCAATGTTTAATACATCATAAAATAAATTATATAGAATTTTTTGTACATCTTCATTAGATGATCTAATTTGAAGTACTTCACCCATATCATTTTTTAAACTAGACTCATCAGCAATAATATCTAAAGCAGAAGCAATAATAGCATCTGTATCCATTACATCATATTCTGAATATAATTGGGGTCTAAGGTATTGGTAATTTAGATTAAATTGTTGTCCGTAAAGGGATGTAGGGTTGCTATTATATATACGACTAAAACGATCAACGAGAGCATTGGTTTCAATTTTCCCATCAGATTGTATTTTACCACTATCTATTACTTTTACTTGGTTCCCACCAACGTTACGAATAATAACATCAGTTGAGAATAATCTTTGTAGCCTTGAAAATATTCCAGTATCAGCCATAATTTTTGTTTATTGTTATAAATATTACTTAATTAACCAGCTTATATCTTCTTTACCGCCATTTCCATTAGGTATGTGATAAGGGTTATCATTACCAGAGGAAAAATACCCTCCTTGATAAGCTGTCCGATTAACTGTCATATTATTTATTGTTGATTTTGTTAAATCTAATCCTCTTTGTCTAAACTTAAGTGCTGTATCTCTAACGTACATTGCAATACCAAATGACATAACTAAATCATCGTTATATCCTGTTTGTGCTTCTGCTCTACCGTTTTTCCATATAAACACTTTCATTTCTTCTAACAATCGTTTTGATTGTATTGTTACACCTTGATCTTGAACATACTCTTGAAATTTACCTATTATCATAGGACGCGTTCTAGAGGACATTGTAAAACCAGCTACCATTTTTGAATGGTCTTGATATTTATCAAAATACGAATCAACTGTTGCTTCTCCACTCTTTTGTGAATAGTAAAGGTTAGTATAGTTTCTGTCAATAGCTACCTGAATTGTAGCCCAACCAATATTAGCATTTTCAATTACTAACATTGCCTCATTATACTCAGTAGCTAAACCAACAAGTAAATGACCATATTCTTTAGTTCCAATTTGGCCTTTATATTCTGCTACCTGAACATTTGTTTCTATATCAATAACATGACATGCAGAGTAATCTTTACCATCTCCACGAGCCACATCTGCTACTACCATATAATTTCTAGAGTAGTCTGCTGCTTCCCATACCCATAGATTTTGGTCTACACCACGTCTTTCTAAAGGTTCTTTAATATGAGCCTTTTCATATAATTCTAGGTACTCACCATAGAAAACAACATCACCAGAAGATGCAAAGTCACAATCACATTCCTGGGCTGCTAGTCTAGGATCTCCTAAAAGTTCATCTTGTCTATCCCTCCATTCTTGGTCTCTTTCAGGGTGAACATCCCATGGTAATCTAATAGGTAAAAAATCGTTTTCACCTGCTTTGTGCAGAAGCCCACGTTTCAGCAATGTTATCAATAAAGGCAGCTTCATCTACTATTAGTAATGATACTGCTTCCGATCTTGCGGCGTCGGCATTTGAAGATTTTGCTTGTATTTTTGACCCGTTTATTAACCGAAGTGATAATTTATTATTTTCAGCGGAATCTACCTGAAGCCATGAAGGTAAATTCTCCCACATAAATTGTACTTTAGTAACTAAGTTTCGGGCTGTTGCCTGTGTAGTTGCTAATGCTAATACGTTTCTATCTTTGTGAAATGTCATTAACCATAGAGAGTAACCTGCGGCTAATGTTGATATACCTAACTGTCTAGATTTTAATACAGTTGAATACTCGTGTGTTTGAAATAACTTGAGTACTTTTTCTTGAAATGGGTATAAATTAAATTGTATGCGCCCACGTTGTGGGTGTTGTATATAACAGTACTTACGCATAAAATGGACCGGATCCTTGGCACATCTTAAATACTCTTGGCGTATTACTTTTTTTAAATCTGACATTAATTTATTAGTACTGCGGCGCCAATTGCAAGTAAAATACCTGCGCCACCCGTTAACTTAGTTTTTAACTTTTGTTTCTTTAAATCCTTTTGAAGTAATTCAGTCAATTCCTTCTGTTCCATAGATTTTTGTTCTTGAGAACTAATAATCTTATTAAAGTTTTTAATTTGTGTTTCTAAGTTATTATTTAAACTAGTTTGAGTTTCTAATTTTTTATTAGTTACACTTAATAACGATCTGGTAGTAAGTAATTCAATCTCTAAACCGTCAGATTTTACTAGATCTTTTATTACTAATTTAGCAATGGGCTTAGTTAATCGAATCGTTGTGCTGTCCGTAGCGCTCTGCGAAAAACTTTTCAAGCTCATCATTACCAAAACTATCAACATTATTAATTTTCTGCTGTGTTTGTTTCTTAATGACATATATTCTTGAGTTTAATATTTTAATTTCTTTAGTATAACTAGCAATTTCAGATTTTAATGAATCTGATTCAATTACTAGGACATCATTCTTTGAATGTAAAGAATCTATCTTAGCTTCTAATGCCTCGATCTTATTATTATAACCCTCTATATAATCAGGTTCATCTTGAGTAAAAATATAACCTATTAATAGTAAAACTATTTTTTTAACATTTGTTTTGCTGCCTTTTTAGCTTTTTCACCTTCAGCATCTTTAAACATTTCTAAATGGGTATCCATTTTAGCTTTTATCCTTCTAAAATCATTAATGATCCTGTCATTTTTAGACGCTCTTTTCTGTACTTCTTTATCACCAGCAGGGGCATCAGCATCTTCATCCTCTTCCATTTTCATTTTAGACATCAAATCATTTGTTTTTGCTAATTCTTTATTTAAATCGGCTTGATTCTTTACGTCTTCAGGAGATGCTTCTTGTAAAATATCTGTAATTTGTTCCTTAATGTATTTACTTAATTCAGATCGTTTCATCAATATATAGTTTTATGATAAATATGTAATAATTTGGCTAATGCGATCTTCTGTTGATCCCTTAATCTCATGTAAGTTATTACATCGATGGCCATATCTCTGAATAAATGTGTGGATGGTAAAATCAATTATGTCTCTGAAATGTTCATTGGTTTCTCTTACACCATTATCTTCAATAGGAATTCCTTCAGGTGATATATAAAATATATAATCATATTCACCTATAAATTCCTTAGCATATTCTATAAATGCCTCTTTATCTTGATATTGAATTGAATCCGCATTTTGCTCATTAGTTCAGCACAACGCTCAGCTAAAAATACTGTTTGTCCCTTTAATGTTGAATCTGTATTTAAAGGTATACCTAAATCTCTTAAATATTTGCTCCTTTCAGTAGCAAATTTATAATCTCTAAATTGAGGTGTTTCTTTTAACGCATTTACGAGTGTTGTTTTACCTACACTCATTGTACCACATAACCCTATTTTCATTTTATAATTGTTTTAATAACCAACTTGATGATTGTACTTTTTT